CGGTGTATGGCTTCAGGATGACAGGCGGGATGAGCGCGTCCTACTCCGAGAAGGAGCGGATATACAGGGTGGGCAAGACCAACGTCATGAGCAACCTGAACACGATGCTCCCGCTGCTCGATCTCCCTTTACATGTATGGATGGTCGAGCAGCTGTACGACTTCGAGCAGGTGCCTACTAGCGACGGCAAGGTGAAGCTGAACGCACCCTCAGGCCAGAATGATGATATAGTCGACTGCCTGGGAATGGGCACCTGGGTCCTGAAGGGGAACGTCCGCAGGGTTCGGAAAGTTGGCGCGAGGAGGTACTGATGACATACCTGCCGATTGATCCCGCGAAATTCAAGCCGACGACGCTGATGGCGCCCATCTCAATAACGTGTATGCACTGCCGCCACGTTGAGATGACAGCCCATCTCCGCGTCGCTGACGACAACCGCTATTATTACCACTGCCCGAACTGCGATCGGTTCAGTCCATTGTACTACAACAAGGAAGGGAAGGCGAGCTGATGGAGAACAAGGGAAGGACTAAAAAGGTGCAGTCGTATATTCCGCGGCCGGTGTGGGACTATCTCGACGAGCACAGGGACGACTATATCACGGAATGGGAGAGGTCCATACCCAAATTTAAGTTAAGCGACAGCGCCCTCGTTGCGAGGGCCATGACAAAATACTGGAAAATAAAGAGAAAGGAGACAGACGAAGATGACATCAAATAAGGACTTCAATAAATTGAAACACCGAGTGACTGAAGCTGAGGCCAAGCTAGCGGCCATCGAAGGGGGCGGACTGCCGCCAGATGAGTACAATCAGAACGTGCAATACATCCTAATGAAGATGCGCCTCGTGGACGCTGAACTGTTTCAGGCCAGGAACCAAGAGGGAATGCTGCGGAGACACAACCAGGTGCTCTCGAAGCTGGTAGTGGACAAGGGTGTCATGCCTCTAGACGAACTGCGAGCATACGTCCAGGCAGAGGACAAGAAGATGGTCGAGGACGTGATCAAGCAGCAGAAGCAACTCCAGAAGGCCGTGGCCAAAGGTGACGGTGGGGACATCCTCGAGGAAGCCAGGAAGCAGAGGGTTCAGGAGATTGAGAGCGAGCTGGACAAGGGCACGAAGAAGTCGCCGAAGCCAAAGAAGTAATCACACTGCAGTGATTCCTAGACACAGGGTGGCCAAGCCCCCTCAGTACCGCGCCATGCTGCAGAGGCCTTACCCGCCTGTTTGTTGGTGTGGTACACTTGGCACTATGCGGGTTGGGATAGTTTGGTAACCCACCAGGCTCATGACCTGGAGTCTGCAGTTCGAGTCTGCGACCCGCAACTTATTTTTATATATGTATAGTGGATATAATATTCACCACCGCGGCGGCAGTAAATACATAGTGAACATAATATAAAATTGTATAAATATTAATTCTAATATATTCCGTGATAGATGGGATTAAAGTCAGCAGTTCAGAAGAGAATAGCCTCCAGGAAGAAGCCAAAGTCCAACCGCCAGTATGTCCCGGACTGGCAGAAGCACAGCATTTCTACTCACCGGCAGAAGTTTGGTGGGCCATACACCAGGAGCGTCACCGACGAGGAGCTGGAGTACTTATCACTCCGCGATCAGGTGGGGTACAAGGTCACGAAGAAGCCAGCCCAGGACGCGTTGAAGCGGCCGCCAATAGTCAAGAGCGATGACAAACCCTTCGTGGAGGCCATCACGAAGATGATGGGGGATATCAATTTTTACACAGACTTGATGCAGGCGTACAGGATGGCGCGGCAGCAGGGGCACTCATTGCTAGCCCTAGCCGTGGAGAGCCCGACGCCCCTGGACCAATCCCCTGAAGGAGTGACTGGAATCGCGGCCGTGACTCCCATCAGCAAGCAGCGAGTAGTGAAGCGCCATATTGACACCGATCCCTCAAGCCCGACGTATGGTCATATTTTGAAGTACCGCATCAGGTTTAATGTTGACAGCATCTACGTGGAGAGGGATATCCACGCCGATCGGATTCTCCACATCATGGCAGACAGGCATAACACCGACATGGATGGGGTGCCTATTCTACTACCAATTTTTGACAACCTCCAGGTGAAGAAGAACATGGACCTCTCCTTCGGCGAGGCGGCGTACTCATACGCCAGGCCCACGACATTGGTGGAGCTCCCGGAGGACGCGACTGAGGACGAGTTCGACGACATGGAGGAGAACTTCTACATGGAGGACAGGAACGAGTTCATTGCCCCCTATGGCTACAAGTTCTCGCAGCTCCACGCGAAGCATGCCCTGGACCCAAAGAACTATTATGAGGTCATGTGGGACAGCATAGCGGCCGGCACAGAGTTCTCAAGCCAGAATCTGCGCGGCTCCAGCGCAGGCAGTGTGACAGGATCGTGGACCAATCAGGCGGAGTACTTCTCGGAGATTGGGGACATTCAGAAGCTGGTCATAGAGCCGTACATTGTGGAGTTCATACGCCGGTGCCAGGCGTGGGGGCTGCTGGCTGACATGGACTTCGAGCTGGACTGGCCAACGCTGTGGGAGCTCGACGACAAGGAGAAGTCGGAGATCAAGGTCAACGAAGCCCTGTCCGCAGTGCGAGAGGCCTCGACCCTCAAGACATATCTGGGTCCGGAGTTCAAGGAGGCAGGCTTCAAGGTGGAGTTCGACGAGACTGGCTGGTATGTATCCCAGGGCAAGAATCAGATGAGGTTGTTCGACTACAAGACCAACCGCGTGGAAGTGAAGAGCGAAACAACGAAGTACAACAAGCTCGGCCTGAACAGGACGGTTGCCCAAGCCCAGGAGCAGTGGAAGAAGTGGGGCTATAACCCAGGCAGTATAGAGATGAGGTACGGCGGGAAGCTGCGGGATGGCTACTCCAACATCCTCGAGAGTCTGTGGGATCAGGCAGAGGAGATACTCAACAAGCATCTGCCAGGCCGAGACAATGCCCTCACCCCGAATGAAGCGAAGCTGGCCAGGGAGATATACACCAACCCAGACCTGAGAGAACTGGGAGACAAGAAGACCCTGAAGAGAGTCGACGAGATGGCGGAGGCGATTGATGCCATCATGAAGGAGCTGAAGATAGCGAAGAAGCTCGACATGAATGTGACCTTCGAGGAGATGATGAAGGACAGCCATCAGTTCGGCTGGGTGGCGACAGAGGTCCCGCTGGGTGTCGATGAGCCCTGGATGCTGCCGGATGAGGACGCAGTCCAGTATCTTCAGCGGAGCAGGCTCCTGTGGGAGCAGAAGAAGAACGACACCCTGGGCAGCGCCAAGTACCAGCTGATAGAGGGAATACGAGCCGGGGAGAGTTATGAACAGATCAAGTCACGCTTAACAGATGCAGTGACCAAGGTGTCAAACGTGGACACCTTTGTCAGGACAGAGGTTCACATAGCCGCAGAGCAGGGGCGTCTATCCCTCTACGAGAAGAACGGCGTGGAATGGGTCGAGTGGTTGACAGCAGGCGACGAGCGGGTGCGTCCGGAGCACATGCAGCGGGACGGCCGCATCATCCACATCAGCGAGGCGCGGTCCCTGATCAACGACCCGAACTGCAGGTGCACATACCTCCCTGCAAAGAAGCCCGGAGGTGCCTCATGATAAAGGGCAACTGGAAGCGAATCATCTGCTTCTTCAAAGGACACAAGGTCTACCGGGCCCCGCACCAATTGAAGCACTCCCTCCCTGCAGAGGAGAGGTTCGCCTACGGCTGCATGAGATGTCACAGTCACTGGAGGCGCCGCTACTGCGGCCGGCCTCTGAAGAGAATGTACAAGGTGGTGAGTAAAGATGGCAGCGACGCCAGAACCGTATAAGTATGTCCAGAAGACAAACGTGATGACGATCCTCAGGGATGACGCAGAGTACAAGATGAAGGACACCGACACTCAGCTGCTTGTGCCCGTGGTGATCACCATGGAGGGAGTGCATAACGGGGCATACAAGGCAGCCGCGGAGATAGTACGTGCCTTCGAGTTCCTGGACTCCCTGCCAGTACCGCACTATGCCACCTGGGAGCATCCAGTGAAGATACTCCTGACACAGTTCAATGAAGCAGTGGGCTGGGTCGACAACTTCAGGATTCGATATGTGGAGCTGGGGGACGGGAAGAAGAAGCACAAGGCGCCGCAGATTATAGGGGACGCGCACCTGTGCAAGAAGAAGTGTTCTCCGGAGCAGATAGACAAGGTCAAGGACGGCAAGGTGAACGAGGTGAGCATCGGGTTCATCTGCCAGGAGCGCTACTTCGAGAAGCCGAAGAAGTTCATGGACCTAGAGTACCTGTCCACAGAGCACGAGATAATCATCAATCACACTGCATTTTTAGAAGCCAACGCTCCAGCATGCAAAAGGCTACCGGATGGAGAGGGGTGCGGAACCCTAGCCGGTGGCGAGCCAGACGAAGGCAGCGACGCTGAGGAGTGTGGGTGCGATGCTGAAGACACCACGGGAGCCGAGTCCACGCATAACCTGGCTCATGCAGAAGGCGAAGCCGGTAGCGGCGTACTCGCCGTGAAAGTGTCCTCAGCATCGCCAGAGGAGGGGGCTGATCCCCCGAATGACAGTCATTCAAAAGACGAGACACCGAGCCAGGGAGAACAGGAGGAAGGTATTATGCCCGACCCCAAAGACGAAAAGAACGACACAGAAGAACCGGTGCCCGACCCTGCAAAGCCGAAGGAGGACGACCTCGCGGCAATGAAGGAGAAGGCGAAAGCCGACGCGTTGGCGAAAGCCAAGAGGGATGAGGAGGATGCCAGCACGAAGGCAGACCTCGAGGAACTCGCACAGCGTCGGGAGAACGAGAGACTGGAGAAGGTAAACGAGCTCGCATCCCTCACTGGCAAGAAGGCCGATGAGTACAAGGACCTCTCTGGTGTCCAGGTGAACTCTCTATTGGAGAGTACAAAAACGGCGCTATCAGCCCTCAATGCTAACTTCATTGCGGGTGGAGGCGCTGGAGTGGAGTCCGAACCGGACACAAACCAGACTGGCAAAGAGGGGCTGACCGTTGGCCACTGGAACGCTGAGAAGGGTTGGGTCGGCGGACTTGAACTCAAGGACTAGGAGGTGTAGAGATGATATTGATAAGCTCATTCATGGTGGCCATGTTCGCCGCTGTGTTCATCTCCCTGGGAATGGCTTGGATAGGATTCCCACAGGCTACCAACAAGGTCTATATCGGAGGCAGTGACGAACTCAAGCAGCGCCTCAAGATAGAGACTGCCACCAACTGTAACCCCGGAAGGCTGGTGACGAAGGGTACCAACGACGATGACCTCATAGTAGGCACTGCAATCACGCCGCCACTAGGCTGGCTTGACTACGAGACAGCCAACTATGAACACAAACCCGCGAGTCTCACCACAGCTTACGAGGCTGCTGATGAACCCTGGGTACTCCATGGTCCCAGACGACTGTTCATCACTGACGGTCTGGCGGCCGGCTTCAGTGTCCAGAAGGGCGACCTGCTCTGCAACTGGGCAGCTGGGCAGATGGCGGGACCCTGCATGCCCATGGGCGAGGGGATGGCCCTCTCGATCCCATTCTCTAACAGCGCGGCAGCCGAGGCCGACACCGGCGTCGACCTTCCCGCTCTGATGGTTGTGAAGGACTGCATCATCGAAGTCACCACAGCCGTGGGAGGTTCGTCTATATCTGTGGGATTGCTTTCGACAGAGGGCGGTGGAGATGCCAACGGGTTCGTTGCAGCACATGTAACCACAGCGGCCGGCTTCTTCAAGCCAGGCTGTACGGTGACCACAGGCTCCAATGAAGTGTACCTCGCGGCTTGTTTCAGGGGCGCGATGCTGGTAGACACCTTCACAGCTGGCAGCGATGCCGTTGAGGATGTCGGGACATACTTCGAGATAAACCACCTATGCGATGGCACAGCGACTTCAGTGTCATACACGACAAGCAATCACGCAGTGGTGGGCAACATAATTCTCTTATTGTGGCACCCGAACCTTCAGATAGTCGCAAGAGCCGAGGAGACGGTTGACGCGACGGCTGCAGAAGAGGACATCAACATCACTTCACTCATCTAAGGAGGAATGAAAATGAAAAGCATAAATGAGATGATGAGATACAATGCAAGCGTTTCGCCAGAGCAGGCCAGACACATACTCGAGAGAGCCGTGTACGCTGCCAGGCAGAAGATGATCGCAAGGAAGCTCCTGGGCCCAGACATAGTCACATACAACGACGAAGGAGTCCAGTCCATAGGCGTCGACACAATGACCGAGATCGCCGACGCTGTCATGGGAATGGACCTCCCGACTGACGCTGACATCATAGACCAGACCAGAGCGTACACCGCGATTCCGTACACTGCCAGGCCGTTCCTGATCAGGCGCAGCGACCTCGCTGCATCGAAGAGGACCGGGCAGCCGCTCGACCTGACGAACGTGGACAGCGCAACATACAAGGTCAGCAAGCTCGAGAATGCATATCTGCTGAACGGTCACTCCCTGGACGGTACCAACTACGACTACAACGGTATGTACCAGGGCGCGGGGAACACCTACTCGACGAGCAAGGACTTCGGGACTGCAGGGAACGCTTCGGATGCTATCAGTGGTGCCATTGCCCTCCTAGAGGCTGATGGCTTTGAGCCGCCTTACAACCTGGTGCTCAACTCCACGCAGAAGAACGAGCTGGCAATCAGTGAGATGACAGGCGGGACCATGGAAGTAGCCATGATCAGGAACCTGCTGTCGTCTGGCTTCAGCGACAAGCTGATACCCTCGCAGTATGGTGGCATGATCCTGACCTCACCAGCCATGGTTGCAGGCACTGGACTCGTCATGGCAGCACCCGGGACAGGCGCGTACAAGTACCACCTGGCGAAGGACCTGACAGTAGAGACCACCATCCTCGAGAAGACGAAGGACCTGTTTGGTATCGTCTGGCTCAAGGGGCGGTTCATCTACTACGACGCGAATGCTGGCGCACAGATGTCAGCCATCTAATGAGGACGTGAGAAAATGAAGAAGGTGATGTGCAAACTAAAGAAAGGTCGCACGATGAGAATCGGCGGCCTGAAGCTGAAGGTCGACGGCAAGGATGTCGACCTGACGAAGACCAACGCCAAGGGCAAGGTTCTGGAGATGGACCTCCACGGAGGCCAAGTGATCCATGTACCATTAGACTTCTATGAGCGGAACAGGACAGCACTGCAGCTCATGACGGAGTCCCTGGGCGAAGAGAGGGTCAAGTGTCCCAAATGTGGCCACGAGTTCCCGTTCTCAGAGAGCGGAGAGCCAGGGTCATCACCACAGGCACCCACGTCTGAACCGGCGCCTGTTGAGGAAGACGGGCAGCCCAGCGACCAGCAGAAGTTCATTGCTGACATGGTCACTTACGGCGTCAATTCCCATGTTTCAGGGATGTTGTTCGAGAGCGGTTTCAAAACCGTCGACGCAGTGAAGAAGGCCACGAAGGAAGAGCTCGAGGTAGTCAACGGGATCGGCAAGAAGACGGCGAAGACAATCGTCAACATGGTGAGCGCATAGTCGCTCACCATCTCCTTTTATTTTTTTGAGGAGGAGACACCATGGCATACGGCAGCAGGGACGACGTCAAGAGTCGCCTGGGGATAGGAACCAGGTCAGACCTCAATGATAAGATAGATGAATATCTAGACATGGCCAGCGAGGACGTTGACAACATACTCAGGCCGTATGTGAGTGTACCGTTGGGTTCAGTGCCAACGGTGATCGACAAGGCTACTAATGACATGGCCGTGGGAATATACCGCGAGGACCAGGCCGGGATGAAGAACCGGAACATGAGCGTAACCACTGACCCAGCATACAAGCGCGGGGAGAAGGCAGTGAAGGCTTATGCAAAGGGGACGTACGAGAAGGCCGGCCCAGGCAAAGGACGCGAGGGCTTGTTCAGGAAGGTGAATTATAGAGATGGAGAAAGGACACATGCAAATGGACGGCCAGGCGGACCATAATATCACGATTACCTCCCCCTTTTTTTTAACTGGAGGTGGGAGTCATAACTGACATGAAGCCACAGATCAAGGTGGACGACTCGAAGTTTCGTTCAAAGATGCAGTTCGCCAGGTCTGTGTTTCACTCATTTTTCAAAGAAGTCGTTAAGAAGGGATGCCTCCGAGGTACCAGGCACATGAAGAAGGAGGCGCCTGTGGACAAGGGCCAGGGGAGAAGCGGCATTACATACGATATCTCAGGGTACGGTATGAGTGGCCGCATCCACCCAACGCACAAGCACATGGTGTATCAGGCCAGGGGAACGCGAGCAAGTGACGGTCGGTATGTTCCAGCAATTAAGAAGCGCCTGGTGAACCCCAAGATTGGTAGGCACCCAGGAATTAAACCAAACCGATACCACGAGCGAGCGAAGAGGCTCCTCGAGGAGGACATGCCTGGGATTATAGAAGCAGAGAAGAACAAGGCAGTAGCCATGGTCAGGGGGTTCACCTGATGAGGATGGACTTCAGCGAGATGACGGACCGCGAGGTACTGATCCACATGGCCACTGAGCAAGAGGCGATGTGTAGGGATATGAAGAAACATGAGAAGTGGTTGCTCGAGCACAACAAGAAGATACGCAAACTCGAGCAATGGAAGGCAACGAATCAGGGCGCTGTGAAGGCGTTCACTGTGGTAATCACGCTCGAAGGTGTGGCCGTGACAATCATCGCGGCCATCATCACAGTAGCACAATGGAGAGGATAATATGGATGCGATAAACGTGATAGTGTGTATAACGCTGGCATTGGTGGGCACGATCCTGTGGGTATTCACCCCGCCAATGAGCAAGAAGGTGCCGGAGATAATCAGACACATAGTGCTGGCAGTGATAGTCGGGTATGTCCTGGCGCTGTTGGGTACTGATCCATACACGCCAGTTGGTGTGATGGCCTGTATTTCAGCAGGGACCACGCCGAATGTGGTCTGGGACATGGTGAAAACGCCAGAGTCAACAGAGATATTGCTCAGGCATTGGCGGCAGTATGTCGCACCAGACAAGGAAGAGAAGGAGTAACGACCGATGGTAGAGGTATCAATCAAGATATCCCAGGACGAGTGGGACCGAATCGCAGACCTGGATAATGAGGTCATGGACAAGATTATCGCAGAGCTGGCCAGCACGAAGGTGAAGGTTCTGGCCTCATGTAGTGCCACAGTAAATATGAAAGCCAAGACCGTGACCTTCACCGCACTGGCTGCGAACACCCAACTCAAGAAGATGGAGGCTGATGGTGAGCAGATAGTGGTTCGGCTGGAGGTGGTGAAGTGACCTTGATCAAGGAATGGAACACCACCGCACTGTTCGACGGCGGGGTCAAGAGCGAGACAGAGCACGACTACCAGGTGGAGACCGAGTCCAACAACGATGACCATGCAGCCGACGAGCTGGCACTGGGCAGCATGATAAATGAGAAGTGCGACATAGAGTTTGCTTATGGCTCCAGTGAGGATACCTGGAAATTACAGCGGGGCGACAAGGATGGTGGGGATAATGGCTTTGTAGAGGCCAAGGTGGACACAGACAAGCGATTAACTATGCATTGGGATGGGGCCTCTGCACAGATTTTTTTAAATGCCAGGGCCCAGCTCACAGGTGCGATTTTTGATTTCTCACTGGACTCATGGTTTATTAGTGCCGCCAAGGATAGCTGTGGCGGAGGCATTCTGTTCTATATAGACGCCGACAATTATTTTCGTATCTGGAACGAATGGCGATTAAGCAGATTCAGATTTACCCGCGAGATTGGTGGGGTTTATGTGAACACCATGATAACCAGCACACAGGTGGTAAATGTCAAGTTCCGAGTACAGAGACTCGGGGCCACCGTCAAGACCTTCTACGATATTGGTGCGGGGTGGGTCATGGTGGACTGGATGAACTTCCCGGAGTCGCCTGGGTGGATTGGCATAAAGGGTCATGTGGGTACGAATAGTGCCTCAGACCTGGTTATGCGGTTCGATGACATAGCATTCGCCAGTGGTTCCTTTGTCTCCGGTACGCATCAGACAGCCGGGACATGGCAATCAGACGACATCACTCCCTCCGGTATTTTGGGATTGGTGACCTTGCGATCAGCCAATGTCAGCGCCGATGCTTACGTCACTCATGTCAAGGTGTACCGGACCAGTGATGACAACCTCCTGGCCACAATAACTACTGATTACGACAGCGGAGCCAGCCAGGACTATGATTTCACCAGTGAGGCCATAGGCGTGGAGTGTTATGTTGAGGTCGGGTTCGCTGGGGATGGGGACACCGGCTGCTCATTGACAGCAGTGGAGGCATACGAGGGTGTAGTGTCCCCGACCAATAATGCGAGGATGGACGGCGGACCACATACTGGCGGCATAGCCGTGAGATTCGACGGGGACCAGTTCGAGGTGTGACATGGCGCAGAAAATATGGCTGACATGTTATTCGGACGCCGCCGCAACTGAGCGGGACCACACCATCGTGCCACCGAATAAGGTGTACTTCGAGGGCAAGATAACATTAAAGGAGGGCCAGGCCGCTGTATATGTTACGCTTGCCCTCTATGAGGATGACGGTACGTTTATCACCGCGCTCATGGCTGAGTACCACGTCTTCCAGGCAAACATTCCCGTCAAGATAAGCACCATATTGGGGAGCATTCCAGAGTACACGACGGCGGCAAACAAGACTGGCATGCACTACGCAGAGCTCGCGGTGTCTCATGCCAACATACAGAATGAGAAGGTATATTGTGGCTTCGAAGTCATGGCCGCACCAATTATCGGCAGCCCGGCCTTCGATGATATCACGATCACTCAGGACCAGGAGATGACCCTCACAGTGACGCTGACGAACACAACGGACGCCATGGTGGTGTTCCTGAATGGCGACGGCGACATCTGTTATCAACAGGAGATATCACTCAGCGGCACGACAGGGACGGCCGTGATCCCCCCGGGCTCATTGCCGGTGAGGGAATACTCAGCTGGGGACATCTACATAATGGCCTTCAGTACAACGACGAACTTCGGCGCCAAGGACGACAGCACCCTCACGTTGACAGTGAGCGCAGGCAGCAAGACATTTCAACACCGGCTTGCCACCTCAATCATCAGCAAGATTAAAGCTGACGCCAGGTTCGACAGCATCACAGACACCGACGTGACCATGATCGCCCAGGAGGATGAGATACTTATGAAGCACAAGTATCCCGCGGTCTGTGTCCTTCCTCTATCTGACGAGCAGGCCAGGGAGATGGGAACCATATCATACCCTGAGCACAGGATTGTGGTCATTGTCTACGTCGCGGTGGAGTATTACATGGAGAACGTGGACGACATGACCGAGCCAGACAACGTTCACGAATGGATGCAGAGCATCATGGACCTCGTGGAGGAGCAGAGCGACGACCCTGATCAGCGGTTCGGGCTGTTGGTCGATTGGGCCCACGCAGAGAAGAGCGAACCCTGGATAGGCAACACAAACTCCGGAGACATTTATGTCGGGGAGATCAAGGTAGTAGCAGCAGCTTACAGTATTTGAATAATTTAGAATGGTGAAGAACATGCAAAGGAACAAAAACGGACCGACGATATCGCTTAAGGAAGGCGTTAACGCGATCTATCTGAGGAACACTGAGACCATTCCCCGCGCAATAGCAGGCGCCGGCCGGGTGCCTGCAGGGGGAGTATTCAAAGTGTCCAGGGACAGAGGCGTGAGTATCCTCATGCAGCAGAGGTTCCTCCCAGCCACAAAGAAGGAAGTGGAAGCGCACCTCCTTGCGAAGTTTGGGAAGGACGGCCTCGATGCAAAACTGAAGGAGAAGGAACTCAAGCTCGTCCTGAAGAAGGCGACGGACTACTTCGAGGTCGCCCCACCCTGGATAGATAAGCAGAAGACATGGCAAGTGCTGGAGGAGAAGGCACAGGAACCAGAGGAAGAGGAGAAGCCAGGAGCATCCTCTGAACCCGCCCCTCCAGCAGATGACCATGGGAAAGTAGAACCAGAGGTGGAATAATGGCCAGAGTAGAAAAATACATGGCAGTCGCAGAAGAGGCCGCATGGGGCACTGAAGAGGCAGCAGTGGACTACATGGCAGCCTTCAACGTGAGACCGCAGCAGAAGAAGCGCTGGGAGCCAATCGAGACCATTGCCGCAAGCTATCTCAACGACGCGGAGATCACCGGAGAGATAGGTGGAGTCGCCTGGGACTTCCCTGTGAACCCCGTGGATGGTACCGGCTGGTTGCTCAAGTGGATCATGGGCGACCCGGCGACATCCGGGACAGCCGACCCTTACACCCATGTGTACAAGACCGACGATGTCATCCGGTCACTCACTGCGTTGGTAGGCTCGAAGGACTTGACAGAGGAACCATACGCCGGTCAGGTACTGGACACGCTGGAGTTTTCATGTGCGCCTGGTGGGTACCTCATCGCAACACCTACCATCTTCGGAACCAAGAAGGAAGCCGACAACAGCATCGGGTCCCCATCGTTCTCGGGAATCAGACCATTTCAGCACTCAGACATAACGCTGGAGATAGACACCGTGGACAAGTCCAAGTATGCAGGCACGTTGTCAATCGGGATCGCGGCGAACTACAAGAAGGATGAGTTGACTGCAGGGAGCACAGAGATTCAGAACCAGCCCCTACACACGCTTCGAGGCTTCAAGTGGAGCATAGAGCTGTTGAGATATGATGATGCGCTGAGGACGGCATACAACGCTGGCAACGCGGTGGACATAATGGTGAAGTTTACCGGGGCAGCCAGCTCTGAACTGCAGTTCGACATGTCTGACGCGAAGATAGACACATATCGGCACGATGTCAACAAGCGGGACGTCGAGACGCATGTGTTCAGCGGGTTCGCAACCTACGACGACACCGATGCGACAGAGCTCATCGCAACTCTATTAAACTCAGACAGCGATTATCCTGATGCCTCGTAAGGCATTATGGCATAGAGCCAGGAGATGATAATCGTGAAGAGAAGCAAACAGTGGACGTACACAGTTCGAGACGAAGATGCAGAGTTCCTGATCAAGGGACGCCATGCAGATGACATGGACATCGTTGCAGTGAAGCGCGAGTGCGGGATATCCCGAGCACTGAATGATGAGTCTGGGCCCGAGGGTGAAACCCCTGACCAGAGAGCAGAGAGACTGAGGCCAGTCCTCAAGGAAGAGAACCGGCTGATGTTCGGCGAGTTCTGGGACGTGACGCAGGCAGTGATGATGTCACGTTGCATCACCAGCCACAAGGTGAGCATAGACCCAGACGACGTGGCGGACTTCCTCATTAGCGACTTCGAGCAGAAGGAGCGCACCGAGATGATGCGCCTGATCATGAAGCCGTTCAGGAAGGACTCCGAGACACCCACACCTTCTGAGGAGGGGGTGGGCCTAGCCGAGAACTTTCGAGAGGACGACCCTAAGGACCCTGGTCAGGATAGCTGATAGGTTCCACAGACTTCCAAGCGAGCTGTACGCTCTGTACGACGCGAACCCTCTACTATATGGGTTCGACGTCGCATGCCTCAACATATTCCCCCAGGGCCGCGCAAACATGTCCCCCGAGCAGATGAAGAACATGCCGCCTGACATCAGGGCTGAGTACAAGTCCATGATGGCGCCATCGGCGACAGACATCGAGCGAGGGATAGAGTTCATGTGCAAGCCCGACACTTGAGCCAGGAGGAGTATAAGGACCGAGATGACCGGAGCAGACGACATAGGTATAAGCATAGGATTAATTGATAATTTAACTGGCAATATGGCCAACGTCCAGGGTCGGTTCGGTAGATTCATGGACGGGATCAAGGGCACGTCCTTGATGAACGCCCAGATAATCGGGTCCAACCTGACCAACATGGGCCAGAAGGGTACCGCCATGGCTGAGGGCCTGGTCGATTCCTTTGCTACGTTTGACCAGTCTATCGCTAACACCAGGTCCATCGCTGGGGGGCTGGCTGAAGACCTTGATAGGCTGGATGAAGAGGCGCTGGCACTAACCAGGGATTTTCCAGTCAGCGCCAAGGAAATCGGCGAGGGGTATTATTATCTCGCATCAGCTGGGTACGATGCCAACGTAATTTTAGAAGAGACACCAGGTATACTCCGTCTGGCTACTGCCACCGCTACTGAGTTCGCCACGACTGCAAACCTAGTTACTTCTGCCCTGGATATTTATCAAGAGAGAGGGTACGATTCTAACAGGATCACAGACGTCCTGATGAACACAGTCAAGAATTTCAAGACCACTCTAAATGAACTGGGTGATTCGTATGCGTTCTCTGCCGCGGCCGCATCATCGGCAGGTATCGACCTCGAGGTGTTAGGTGCTGCAACTGGTCTGGTTCGAGGTTCCTTTCAGGGAGCGAGCCAAGCCGGTACCGGTATGCGTATGATGCTGATGCAACTGGCGGATCCATCAGAAGAAGCCCTTAAATTTTTCGATGAGTACAACCTCCAAATCATCAATAACGATAATGGGACGCTGAACCTCATCAAGACCATGCAGTCCTTTCAGACAGGGATGGAAGCGCTGCCGCCAAGTTTAGACCGCGTGAACGTGCTCCAGGAGATATTCGGTGTGAGAGCTGCCACGGCTGCCAACGCGTTAATCAACAACGCGGACCAGCTGGAGTTCTATGCCAATGAACTGAAGGATACGGGAACCGTCCAAGCAGCCTTTGACGAGCAGATGAAGGGCACTGTCAATCAGATGAAGATGGTTGAGAATGAGATGGAGGCTGCCAGGATTACCATAGGCGAGAGCTTCGCCCCGGCTATGATATCAGCGTCGCAGACTTCAGCAGCCGCGGCTAAATCAATATCTATGTTGCCTGACTCATTGCTCGGTGCCTCCGGTGGGTTCGTGATCCTCGGTAGCAAAGCACTCTCCACAGTGGGCCCGATGATGATCACCGTCGCATCAGTAGCACAGGTAGCCAAGGCAGCCCACCTGAGTCGTGGTGCAGTCCTTGGCATGGGTTCGGCGTTTGGAGCGACTATCACCATCATGGGGGCAGTCACGGCAGAGTCTGAAGAGTTACGCGCTGCTTATTCGTTGTTAACTGGAATGCTGGTTGCATACACAGCGAAGAAATGGCTTGCAGCAGTAGCAGAGACCTTCCATCTGAGCATCATGACAGTTGGTATAGGTACCGTCATTGCCGTGGCCGCAGCCACCTATGGTGTAGCAAGTGCTCTAGATGCAAAGCGGAAGGCTCAAGAAGATGCCATCTCCACGGACTCCGAGTATAACATGTCACTCGACGCTCTCCGCCTGACAACAGACACATTGGCACAGTCCACAATGACTGCAAGTATGGACATGGAAGACCAATGGGCCGGCAGCCTCGGGAATATAACAAATTTCGTCGATGAGTTTGGTTCGGGTATGATACAGACCACTGGAAACATAGTCCAGGTACTCCAGACCGATACCGGTGAGATGGTGCTCACGGTCACGGATGGTATGGGTATCATGACCTCCATCGCCCTGAAGGAGATAGAGAACCAGGAAGGAGCCTTCACAGATGGATTCGGCAACATGTACACCATCGTTGGGACAGGGATGGATGGTATCAACCTGCGGATTATGGACAAGGGCGGGACCCAAACAAGTACCATAGGACTCACTATGGCCGACATGGAGGGGGCTGTCAACGTGGGGTGGGTCGCCATTGGTCAGGAGACTGAAGGCGGCTTGCTGAACGCAATCCTAGCGATCACCGACAAGGAAGAAGAGTTTGTAGATGCTGGGGAGGGCATTGGCGCGGCAATATCTGAAGGGATAGTCAAGGGGTTCGAGTCTACACTCACAGAGCGCGACATAGCAATTCGTGAGGCTACACTCAAGCACATCGAGCAGTTCGGCAGGGAACCTCGTTATATGGAGTTCATGGGGATCGAGGAGATTATGGGCGGGTCTCAGGCATTCGGTCAGGCCATGGAGGACTTCGAGTATGAGATAGCGAAGGCCGAAGCCTACGATGTGTTCGGCGGTGGCGGCGTTCCATCTACCAGCCCATTGACACAATACTCCTCAGTCTCACCTAACCTGTATGGTGATGTCATCTGGCGGCCGGGTCAGGCTCCGATCGCAATCAGCCCCGACGACACTATCGTCGCATCGAAGGGCGGGGGAATGGGTGGCCTCCATATCGGCACCATTAACGTCTATGCAGACTCCTATGAGGGTGGTCAACGTGCTGGACAAGGTCTCATGAATGAATTACTACGGCGTGGTATTTCAGGAGTGAGATAATGGGGCTTGTGCGGAAGCTGGAAGAGGGTGGAGTACAGATAGTCTTCACGCTTGGCGAAACGTCGAACACAATAGCTGCCTCAGACATCCATGGTATCGTAATTACACAAGAGGAACTGACTGGGGATATCGCTCAGATAGTGATCAGGAATAGTAGCGGTGACAACAAATCCAAATTTTACGAGGGATGGCAAGCAGACATCCAGGTGAAGTGGGACGGTGATGGGGACTTCTCATCATTCTGGAAGGGGCAGATAGTCCGGAAGTCACCAGTACGAAAATTCTATAAAGGCAATAAAATTATTATCGACTGTATAGACAGTGGCACTCACACGTTATCTGGTGCGACGACTTCAATCCCTCACAGTTACAGTGGGATTGATGCAGGGTACATAATTGAGGAGCTGATTGGTACATATACGTCACTGGACACAACTAATATCGACGTGACCACTGGCACCACACGAAGCATCAGTATAACAGCTGGTCGTAATCTGTTAGATGTGGTCAGGGAATTAACTGAGGGGACCGGCTTCACATTCAGAGTCGACGAGGATGACAAGGCGTATCTGATCGAGCGAGGTACAGTAGGTGCCTATACCCTAGCTGCCACGCAGGGAAATAATTTTGTGGTGCATCGGGACGTGGTCGACGTTAAAAATGACATCCTAGTCAAGGGTGGATACATAGACGACTCCACTGGCACCAGCCAAGCCGGACCAGCAAGCGGATACTGGAACATTGACAACAGCGCAAACCGTAGGAAGGTCAAGTTCACACCAGTTGGCACAGTCACGAAGGTTACAGTGACGGCATATAACCCAAACACCTCCACTCATAATCTAGTGCTCCGGATACAACCCGATGATGGTACTGGTACCAACCCCATAGATATAACTGATTACACCAAGGACCTGGGTCGTTTGATAGTCCCGAACTCGCTGATACCGACAGGAGCCGATGGGACAGTTGGAGGACGCATTAACGCTCTGCTGGTTGATGATGTGGATGACTACTGGTTAATTGTAGAGGGGGACGCTGGAGCTGGAAACTTGCTGCAGGTAGGATATAAAGCAGTCACTCCGGACACCCTTATACATGATGCCTACTCGCAGGTCGAGATAACATCCACAGACGATGACGCAACGAGCAAGACCAACTATGGGACAAGGGAATACACCAGCATTGATCGGTCATTAATAACACAGGACGAGTGCGACAAGGCTGTGGCCACCATACTCGCCGAGTACAAGGATGCCAAGAAGATTGTATCGACTAATTTACTCACAGATATCTTCTCAGGGGTTAGACCACGTCTAGGTGTCAAGGTGACCGTCACGCTCACAGAGGAGGATATCAGCGCCGAGGCCATGGGTGCGGTCATGATCCAGTGGAGATTCGGAACCGGTGTGTTTGTCGATATGAGTATATCGCTGGCGACATCATCACCACCACTCACAGATGCAGATTATTCAGCTGTCACCAGTAGAAAAATAGACAAGCTCAGTAACCGTGTCACAACTACTGAAACGGCAGTGTCCGCGATATCGGCGGGGAACCTCCCGTCTCATATAGCTTCACATATTCCTGGAGGTGGTGACGCATTCACCTATATAGAACCTGCAGATGTAGCCCTGGCAGCGGCCGAGGGCACAGCAACTTCGATATGCCGCGGGGATCACGTCCACAAGGTCCCGGTGGCCGCGCCCACTGATATCGCGGCCGCCAATGCGGAGGGGACTGGGACCAGCTTCTGCAGAGACGATCATGTGCATAAGCACCCGACAGGGTTAGATGCAGATCTGCATCACACGCCAACAGTCCAGAAGGTGTTGCCCTTCATGGTGGTGGGGAGCGATGGCACCAATGACGAGGACTACACCTGTGATGGCACAGCGGACCAGGTGCAGATCAACGCCGCGATAGATGCTCTCTCCGCAGCTGGCGGCACAGTGTACCTCAAGGCTGGCAATTACTATCTTAGTGCCCCGATTCTTCTGGACCAGAGCGGCGTGAAACTATTCGGGTCCAGGGACAACGGCACATTAGTCCGCCTGGTGAATGGGAGCAACTGCAATATGATAACAATCACTGGGTACCATGTCGCGGTCGACACAATATTTCTATATGCCAGTTACGCCAACAACTCCTCTGGTCATGGGATATATGTCAACCAGGGGTACGCTCTCCTGAAGAATGTGTATGTGGATGAGGTTCGGGATTCCTGTATTTATATCAATGACAATAATGCTCATGTTCACGACTGCTGGCTAGATGGTGCCACCTATAGTATTTACGTCGCATCTGGTGGGACATACTCCGGCATACACGATAATGATTTTTGGAGCCCATGCACCTTCGCAGGCAGCCAGAGCCGCATAATCGGGAACGCGCTGCCAAGTGGCGCAGCCGTCGTATGGTCAGGGAACCACATGACGGTCACAGGGAACACGAGCAGAGGCTCCGCCACAGACTACACCATCACGGGTGACTACGTTTCCGTCACAGGCAACGCCTTATATTCCACGGACGTCGAGCTCACTGCAGCCTCGAGCTACTGCACCTTCGTTGGGAACACAGGCAGCGGGTCTGTCACAAACAACGGCTCAAACAATGTGGTTGATCACAACACATTATCGTAGTAAAGCAACTACCTTTAATATGCTCGGGAGCTGGTTTACTCGGGCTGACAACCTATATATATGACGCACCAACTCTCCCGGATTGGTGTATGATATGGCAAACGAATTAGGAATCAGGACAATCTGCGAGCACTGTCAGGTTCGCGGAGATGCGTGTACAGGATGCAACTCGAGCAGCGGCAAGTACCCTTCTCATTATCAGGGCCAGAAATTCAAATCTATGGAAGGGATGAACAAGCGCAGTCACCTACTCCAAGATCAATATGACTGCCTGGATGAGACTGTAGTGCCATGCCCCGATTGCCAAGGTCAGGGGGAAGTTCCAGGACCACACCCCGGCTGCGAAGAGTGGGCGCCCCCAGGCCGATGCTACACCTGTGATGGGTCAGGCATTGCTCCCAGCATTCCATCCACACAGGCGGTGGACTAAATGCCGAGGGTATCTGCATGGAACCAGGGCAACACAAGCGGGATGATTGACAGACAAGATGCAGAGAGAGAGGCCAAGCGGCTGTTCCAAACCAAGAAATCACAGCGCGATTATATCAATGGATGGCTTGCGGCGGATGCAAAGAGGGTGAAGTGATGGGGCACTTGGAAGAGCGCATGAACATGAGAAACAACCCCGTTATACATTCATTGAAGCCTACTATCCTCGCGGATGGACGGAGGCGCTGGTGCTGCCCTCATTGTATGGAGAAGGCGAAGAAGGCGGTGGACTGATGATATTCTGTGCGATGTGCGGCGCGGCCAAGGATGAGGGACAGCCCTGCGGGGAGTGCGGATACAACCCACTCACCTCGAGGACGTGATACTATGGCTTTTAATTGGAGAGCACTCCCCCCTGACGTGGCCTGTGATACGATGCGGGACTTGATGATGATCAACGGAATGGAGAAGGCAGAGAAAAAGAAGAAGGGGGGAGACTGAATACACATGACTGGGGTCAGCTTCAAAAGCCTTCCTTCGCCTCCTTATACTACTCCTATATTCCCTACTTCTTTTATAGAACAGAATGGAGGGCGGCTGAACCTAGTCTTTTTTCAAGTAACGAGTGACCGGTGCAGAGTGTCATACACCATGATGATTGTGGTGGTGGGGGGCTCGACGTGTGTAACATGTCACCTCAACCCCCCTGACCTGCCATGCCGGTCACTTTTACAACGAAATGAGGTATCAACATGAATGAGGATATGAGTGAGAATAGTGGGCTGGACGCAGCGCGTCAGGATGCGCTCGCAGAAGAGTACCTGGTTCTCCTAGCCGATATGGACAAAGTACAGATCAGCAAGGAGAAGGACAAGAACATCACGGCTGCCCTTGCAGAACTCGAGGAGGCAAATTCACACCTCCTGGCTGCCAACCAGAAGGTTGCCAGGCTGAGGGAACCATACGAAGGGGAGCTGGCCACCTTCGGCGCTAGGATGCAACTGATACACAAGGCCTTCCTGGACCTGTATGATGGGTCGAAGGACGTCCACATGAAGGGGCTGACAGCGAAGTATCGCGTCACACGCACCCTGAAAATACACGACAAGGCCAAGGCAGTCGCGGTCCTAGTAGCCAATGACAAGACAACACCAGGCACGATCGCAAACGGGATTGGTACGTTCGCATTGAAATTTATGAGGAGCCTGAAGGAAGTGGGCTTCCTCGACGATGAGACGGCCAGCTACACAGAGAAGGTCAACGTGAACCTTTATCCTGTGGAAGAGAAGGGGGAGTGACATGCCAGTACCAATATCGATGACCGTGAGCGCAGATGCAAAGAGGAGCCGACCAGACAACCAGTACGAGAATGATGTTGCATTCCTGAGCAAGACCTTCATACTCATAGAGGGGGAGGATGCAACCGAAGTAATAAGGGACACCTACAAAGAGCTTCATGCTGAGTGTGAGCACCTTATCGCCATCGTGCAGGGTTCAGTGTTTCAGGCAGCCGATAGTATAGATGGAGGTCATGCTGAACATGAGAAGCAGATAGCACCACCAGGGAAGCAGGGTGACAAAGTTTTAGACAGTGAAGTGGACAAATACGGCTGCCTCATCCAGCTGGTCAAAGCATTGCCCCATGAGTGCCCTGTCTGCAGGGAGCAGAGGGATGTCAGTGTTGCCCTCAAGAAGAGTCTAGACTCCTATCAGAAGGACAAGCGCGGGACATTGTTCTACTGCCCCAGCTACAAGAAGGGCGAGAGTGCGCACTACAAGGCAGTCGTGAAGAAGGGGGTCTAGAGCATGCCACCAGCAAAGAAGCCCGAGGTCATGTTCAAGATGCCCCGAGCCAACCTCATCGACATGTGCAAGGCGCTCCTAGCCATCAACACAGAGTGCCGGCTGACCATAGGCTCTGAGGAGATCCACGCCATCATGAACGACGAGGCGCATGTAGCCCTCGTCGAATTGACTGCAGGCGGTGCCTTCATCCAGGACATACAGGCCAGCGAGAACACAACCCTGGCGCTGGACGTCGGCAGGGTATATAATGAGTTCATAAAGGTAGTCAAGGGCGACGACATCATGGCGAAGTACCCCTATGGCAAGGGCTACATGCGCTTGACTGTCGACAAGCTCGGCCGGAGCATCAGGCCGCCAGACCTCAGCAACTCAGCAGACCCGAAGTTCCCTGATCTGAAACACGACGTGAGCATCCGTGCGAACAGGGCGGAGTTCCTGACGGTGGTCAAGGCTGCGGAAAGCGTGACGACTGTCCTCCATCTTGAGGTCAGCAAGGACAACAAGCTCCGCATCTACGGTGAGAGCGAGGACGACACCGTCGACGGCAAGATGGACGACTGGGAAGTCGACCGCCTGAGCAATAAGAAAGGCGTGGTCAGGGCGATGTATGAACTGGAGTTCGTGAAGGTCATCATGACCGCGATCCCATGCGACACCATCACCGTGAAGTTCGCAGCCAACAAGCCCATAGAGATTGAGTTCTTTGTGAACGGCCTGGAGGGACGGTACGCGATCGCGCCAAGAGTTGAGGAGGACTAGATGAAGGAACCGAGAGGCAAGGGCTGGGCGGCATACGCTCTGACGCTCAACCCTGAGGAGTATCTGAGCCAGGAACAAATATACCAGATGATCTCCCGCCATATCACAGTAGGGAAGGAGACCGCGCGGAAGTGGCTGGTAAGGATACGCCCTCACCTCGAGAAGAAGAAGATAGGAACCACGATCAGGTACCGCGCCATGCCTGAGCAGATGGGGACGCTGCTCGACCTCGCCTCGGCGCAGCGAGCATTCGCTGGTGGGACACCATACGCCCCATGTCCCTCCACTGTCCCACCCACTGTCCCAGCAGCAGAGGCCCATACAGATGGGCCGGCCATCCAGGAAACACAGGCGCTGGCCTATGCCACCCCTGCTGCTATCTACGAAGGAACACCCAGCCAACTGACCAATAGCCTACAAGAACACGAAGGGAAAGACCAGTTACACCCAATGCAACTCTATGACCCTGATGACCATCCACGACTTAGACTTTCAAGGAAGTGCAGACGATACCCACTCATCCCGGGGTGCTACGAGAAGGTGAAGGGACTGTTCTTTTCATACACCATCACTGAACAGGACAGCATGGGGACGTGGACACAGTACCGTACAAGAGGAGGGATGACGAGGCAGCACCAGGAGGGGAGCACTCGCTACGTCTTCTACCTCTTCCTCAAGCCGAACTTCCTGGAGATACACCTACCACCATGGGAGGGGTACGACCCCTTCCGCATGGACGACGAGATGGAGTATATTCTGGACGAGGTGATGTCCACTCTCCTGGGGAAGTATGGGCAGCCATTCACAGGACCAGCGACGACGGACTATGCCAACCAGGAACTCGAGCACTACGACCTGGTGAAGGGCAGGTGGTTACTCGACGCAGGCGCGACGGCAGACAGCAAGGTGGCCTGGCATATCAACCCCAGGGTGCTGAAGTATGCGGACATGTCGGGTGCCCGGTACCGCGAGGACAAGGTCAGCCCTGACGTCGGTTCCTCCACAGCCCACTCCAAGGCGCTGCAGATGCAGCCGCAGATATTCCATGAGGAGTACACTGCCAGGGCCTATGAGGGCGTGAGGGACATACAGGACCGCGTGACGGCGATGGTCAACGGAGGCGTTGCAACCCGATCAGATCTCCGGGGACTGACGAGCGCGATGAACAGGATGGTGGACTTCCTCGAGGGGAAGGGCGAGCTGCCGCCGCCTGCAGAAGAGAGTGATGATTATCAAGATTATTTTAGATAGGAGTGTGAGAGATATGGCAATATGTTGGACAGGTGCAGAAGTGATTTGTGATTGCGGAAGCAAAGACATAGAGAATATGGAAGATGAGAACTGCGGAAGTTGTGAAGATTATGCAGTCTACAAGTGCAGGGACTGTGGGAAAATAATAAGAATAGAATTACCGAACTGAGGAGAGTGATGACATGACGGCTAGAAAAGACTGTAAATACTGCAAGGGAAAACCAATATATAATGAAGATGGGACACGCTGGTATTGCGGATTTTGCGGGGATAAACCTGACGACAAGGAGGAACAATCATGAGGATCATATATGTCCCCAGCGGCAAGGCCGCAGAGTACGCAAAGCTGGCAGCCAACTACTTCAGAGGCTGCGAGCATGGCTGCCTCTTCTGCTACGCCCCAGGGATACTCGGTCTGTCCAGGAAGGACTTCTGCGACAAGGCGCGGCTGCGGTTTGACGCTTCGAAGATACTCCGGATGATTGACAAGGACTGCAAGGAACTCAGGGATCAACACGACGAGCGGGAGATACTGCTGTCCTTCAGTCATGACCCCTACATGCAACTCGAGGCGGAGTCGCAGATCACCAGGAGCATCATCAAGAAGTTCATCGCCCACGGCCTGAGGTTCACGGTGCTCACGAAGGGTGGCCTCCGGAGCACCAGGGACTTCGACCTGCTGAGTGCCTACAAGAACGGGGCCCGGTACGGTGTGACCCTCACAACCCTCGACCAGACATTGTCTGAGCAATGGGAAGGGGAGTCTGCCCCACCCCTCGAGCGCCTAGCAGCGTTGCAAGTAGCCCACCAGAAAGGGATACCTACCTGGGCAAGCGTGGAGCCGGTCATCCTACCAGGGGATGCCCTGAGCGTGATACGCTCCTCCTGTGAGTATGTGGACAACTTCATGGTGGGGAAGATGAACCACCTGGACCCCGCCTGGCCTGGCTACACTGCACTGAAGGCTATTGATTGGGTGACCTTCCGGGAGGACGTGACCGAGCTGCTCGAGGCGCTGAAGCGGGACCAAATCATTGAGGGATATTACATTAAGAAGAGTCTCCGGAGCGTGACGAGATGAGCGAGATGGACAGCCCACCCCTCGATGCCTTTGCTGCGGTCGACCGGTCCAGCTGGTTCACCTATCCCATCCCCAGCAAGACGAAGAAGGGCAAGTTCTACCCCGTCCAGTATATGCCAGGCGGCACAGACCCATATCTCGATATACACTGCCCCTGCGATGGATTCCACTGGTACCTCATGACCAGGCTTGGTGATGACCCGAAGCCGATGTGCGACCACGCGAAGCGGGTCATGGCCATGGTCAGTACAGACTACATATCATGGGTCCGGTACACGCCCAAGCCATTCAGGAGGGCGGACCTGATCTGGTATGTGAGACACCTGGACAAACCTGGGATATCGAAATTGATGCATGCCGCCCTGGAGCATCTGACAACTCATGACCGTATAGATGGAGACTGCCTGGACAAAGTAATAATAAATGCAGACAGACGGAACCCAACCCAGATAGTGTTCAGGCAGTTGCAGCATTATGGTGTGGTGGTGGTGATGGATCAGGTCAAGAGCAAGAACAAGGACAAGCACCGCCAGACCCACAACCTGTACCGGAGGCTGGTGCCAGCAGATGTCATGCTGGAATTGATGGCAGAGGTGATCAGGAGATGAAGCGAATACAGCGGAAGAGAACGGCGGGCTGGCGCATGCCAGCAAACACGGTCTACGTGGGCCGGCCAGGGAAGTGGGGCAACCCCTTCGCACCCAATGGTACCTTTCTGGTGAAGATGTGCGTGGAGATGTACCGAACCTACATCATCAAAATGATTAAGCATGATCCCGTGAAGTATAATCTGGATGAGCTGCGCGGCAAGGACCTGGCATGCTGGTGTCCTGATGGGACGCCCTGCCACGTCGACGTGCTGCTGGTTCTCTGCGAGATGGAGGAGTGGACATGAACCCAAACGTATGTCCACAGTGCAAGAAGCCCCGCATCGATACAGTCTGTGACCCCTATCACTCACCAGGTAAGCCCCAGGCTGGCGACACAGTGACCGATACCTGTGGATACTGCGGCTGGAAGTCAGTGCGGACCTTCAGGGGTCCAGGCAAGGGCTGGACCTATCATAAGGTGACTGGCAGACTAAGCAAGCGCAAGCTGGCCGACCTCAGGGCCAAGAATCGAGGACACAAGCGGCAGCGGCCGCGGGGGATGAGGACATGACCGAGCTCGAGGAGCAACCTCTCCCGCCGACAGTCTGCCCCAAGTGTGGAGCCCAGGCTACTGACGACTGCATAGTCAAGCATCGCATGAGCAACCTCGGGTACCTCCACGATGACATGGAAATGGAGTGCTCGGTCTGCGGGAACCGATGGACATGCGGGGTCCCTATAGGTACAGGTGGGTTCGACGACCTCAAATGTACATGCCAGAGCAACGTCGAGAACAAAGCAGCGTGGTTCAGGGAGTGGTTGGATTGGACTCAGAAATCTGTTAATACCGAGCACTTCAATAGTGACCAAGAGGCAATGCTACGAGAGATGGTGGACACCTTCGAGCGGATGGCCAACCTCCTCCTGATGCACAGGGTGTCCTTGGGCGAGCTCGGCAGCGGCAAACTCATCCATCATCTGAAGTGCCCGAACTGCTACGGCTTCACCACAGTGGTCAGGGACATTCAGCCCAGGCCTGAAGGCTGCAAGATCATCGGCCAGGGGATATCGCTGGTTGGATATCCAGAGGTGACCGGGTCCATGGAGGGCGCTGATCCCTACGGCTGGCTGAAGAAGGAAGGATGAATTTGATATCGGATAAACGAGTGATGGATGTATTCTGCGGTGCTGGTGGATTATCAGAGGGATTCAAACAGGCAGGGTTTGAAGTCGTGCTGGCCATCGATAGTAGCAGCACAGCGATCGAGGCGCATGCTGCCAACCATCCTGACACAGAGCACCTCTGCATGGATATCAGGGATTACGAACCCCGAGGGCGCCCTGCTAATATTGTGATCGGCAGCCCTCCCTGTGTAGAATTTAGCAGAGCAAATCAAAAACCTGACCCAGAGAAGGGCCTGGAACTCGTTGAGGAGTTTCTCCGTATAATCGAAGCAGTCAAACCGCTGTACTGGATCATGGAGAATGTCCCGCCCCTGGAGACATATCTGTGCTATAGACATAAACATAAGTTGCCAGTCAGGAGAATATTAAACGCCGCCAATTATGGAGTCCCACAATCTCGGGAGCGATTATTCTCAGGGCTGTATATCCCACCCAAGCCAACTCATTCCAAGGCTGGAAAGTATGACACTCTAGATGGCCGGCGCCTTGAAAAATGGAGAGGCTGGGGAGAATTTATCCAGGTGGATGACCAGGACACAAGGCTGGTCTCATGCGTCAGCGAATCAAATTTCAGGAACTTCAGAAGAAACTCTAGCAAGTATCAATATCAACCCATCAACACCATAACGACATCGGGGACACCCAGACTATACAATTCTAAACGCGAGAAGATTAGATCGCTGACCATAGAGGAGACTCAGTTGCTGTTTGGGGTACTCAGAGGACTACATTTTCAAAGGGAACCGTATGGAGCAGATTGGCAACTCAGTCCCTCCACCTCTCTCGTATGCAGTGGCTATGGCTCTGCAGGGAGGACGGTAATGCAGCTGAACCTTCTCGGGGAGACGCCGATCGACGTGATGGAGAAGCACCTGAAGGTTTACAAGCTGCGCCCCAAGAAGTGTTGCTTTGGTTTCTCAGGCGGCGATGACAGCACTGTGCTCATCGACAAGGCCGTGGAGATGTTCGGTCCGGACATCCCTGTAGTGTTCAGCAACACTCATGTGCAGTTCCAGGAGACATACAAGTTCGTGAAGGAGATGGTGGACTATTGGGGGCTGACAACATTCGCAGTGACCCACCCCATCGAACAATTCATAGACGTGTCGACTCGGGTCGGCCTCCACGGGATCGCGCACAATAAGATGATCTGCTGCAGCGGCCTGAAGAACAAACCACTGAGTATATGGATGAAGGAGAATGACAAGACCATCACCATCTCAGGGCTTCGAAGGTCGGAGGGGAAGAGGAACTGCAGCTACGCAGTTCACAACTGGAACCCATACTACAAAGTATTTTACCACTCACCGATGATGTTCATGGAGCAGCGCGACGTGGGTCGATACTTCGAGGAGACGGGCTGCCCAAAGAATCCGCTCTATGGTATGGGGATGGACCGGACAGGCTGCGCACCATGCCCCAATGCCCTGAAGCTCCGGACATATCCTGTGGAGGGCTACAACACCTACTATGATTTACTCGCTGACAAGTTCCCGCGCTGGTACAAGATGGCCTGGTACTGCCAGAAGCTATTTTATGACAAGCACTGCGAGGATGGAGACCAGAGAGGGTACGGCGACATGCTATATCGACATCAATGGAAGTGGTCGCTGGCCACAGGGGAGGAGAGATGAAGGCACTGAGGGTGCTACTGATCGCAGCCGACAGCAAGTTCCCCAACCTGGCACTGATGAAGATTTGTGCATACCACAAGGCTCGAGGGGATGTTGTTGGCTTCAACATCAGGGACCCAGATATAGTGTACATCTCTATCATATTCACGAAGAACAGGCACAGGTGCCATGCGGAGTGGCTGTACCCCAATGCCAAGATCATAGTTGGCGGCCCAGGATACGACCCTGCGGTGCGGCTGCCTCCTGAGATTGAAAGCACTCCTCCTGATCAGAACCTGTACTCTTCCCCCTACAGCATTGGCCGCGTGACCAGCGGATGCATTCGGCACTGTAGCTTCTGCATGGTCCCGCTGATGGAGCCTGATGGTGTCAGGTACATCCAACCCGTCAAGGACATCTGGAAGCCCGGCACCATACTCCGCCTGCTCGACGACAACATCCTCGCACTCCCGGAGGCATGGGAGGAGGTGTATCAGTTCTGCAGATACAATCGAAGGGTCAAGCTGCACATGGAGTACTTCGACATCAGGCTCATGACGCCACGCATAGCGGCGCAGTTGCGCGAGCTAGTGCATGACCGCGGCCTGTGGTTCTCCTACGACTTCACGGCCATAGAGCCGGCAGTCCGAGCCGGTGTTGCAATGCTCAAGGATGCGGGGTTCCCGGGAACATCCATCCACTTCTTTGTCTATCTCCACGATGAGGCGATGATTCCTGACGCGAGACAACGGTGGGCGATCCTCCGGGAGCTCGACGTCGAGGGGTTCGTGATGAGCAATGCTGACCATAGGACTGATAGAATCAAGAGGATCACGCGGCTAGGTACCCGGCCTGCAGCATGGCGCGGCATGACTGCAGAGGAGTTGTTCCTATGAACCACCTGCTACTGGTCGGTGACGTCCTGGATGGGCTGGCAGTCCTCGAGGATGAGAGCGTTCACTGCATCGCCACCAGCCCACCATACTGGGCACTGCGGGACTATGGCATGCCCGGGCAGCTGGGAATGGAGCCGACGATCGAGGAATATATCAAGAGGCTGCTGCAGGTGACAGCAGAGCTCTGGCGGGTCCTCCGCAAGGACGGTATAATGTTCTGGAACCATGGGGACAACTACGGCGGGTCCTGGAAGGGTGGCCAGGGGAAGCATGAGCTCAAGAAGGGGACTGCAAAAACCTCCCTGCAGGGAGTTGGGAAGCCGAAGTGCCTGTGCCTGCAGAACTACAGGCTGGTGCTGCAGATGATTGATCACCAGGGCTGGATACTCCGCAACGACATCACCTGGCACAAGCCCGGTGGCATGCCCTCGAGCGCCAAGGACCGCTTCACCAACACCACCGAGCCAGTATTTATGTTCGCCAAGAGCAGAAAATACTACTTCGACCTGCACTCCGTCAGGGTTCCTCATAAGGACTTCCGAGAATACAAGCGCAAGCCCTCATTCAATTACAGAGTCAAGGAGGCCAAGGCTGGTCACACCAGCATCCTCGGGATACACACAACACCTGAGGAGATGCTGAGGTACGATGGCCAGGGAAGGAAGTGTGAGAACGTCCCAGGGCAGAAGCCGACGAGCTTCGCCAGGAAAAAGAACAGTGGCTACTTCAACGAAGATGGGGAATGCACTGTCAATCCTGGAGGGAAGAACCCTGGGGATACATGGAGCATCCCACCGCAGCCATTCAAGGAGGCCCACTTCGCAACCTTCCCCGAGAAACTTGTCAGGCCCATTGTCACAGTAGCATGCCCGAAGGAAGTCTGCACAGCCTGCGGTGCTCCTCGAACCCGCATCATCAAGAGAGATGAGGTAAGCACTGCCGCCGATTCTGAGGCATGCCGAACTCAGGCGGACCCTTCTCAGAGTGTCCGCAGGGCGCCCCAACCCAACCAACCAGGGGCATTCTATACGGGTCACACTGCTGGCTGGACAGACTGCGGTTGCGGTGCGGAGTTTGAACCAGGTGTGATCCTCGACCCATTTGCAGGCAGCGGTACCACCATGAAGGTTGCAGCAGATCTGCATCGACAATCTATCGGCATTGAATTGAGTCTAGAGTACGTCGAGATAATCAAGAAGCGGCTCGCCGGGTACAAGGGGAAGGTCGACCTCGAGGGGAATGTGTTCAGGCTCAAGATACAGAAAGTATAGTGTTTTATTATCACAAATATATATAAACTCCCGCAGCAATATCGGGAGTATGAGCCGGGGAGATTTTTATGAAGCCTGACAAGAGTAAATATAAAATAGTCTGGATGAAGCCGAGCGACATCATTCCATGGGAAGGGAACCCGAAGCTGCACAACCAAGAGGGGATCAACGAGAGCGTGAATCAGCGCGGCATTCAGAACCACATCACCATACAGAAGTCCAGCAAGAAGATTATCACGGGCCATGGTAGGCTCGCGGCGTTCCTTGCTGCGGAGTACGATGAGGTGCCGGTGCGCGAGTGGGACTGCAGTGATGAGGAGGCCATAGCCTTCGCCCTGGATGACAATCAGCTGGTGATGGAGCCGGGCTGGGATGACAGCAAACTCTATGACGCCATCAAGGACCTGAAGGACAGCGATTCGCTGGACCTGCTCCTGGGATTCGACGAGGACGACATCAATGCCCTGATTGAGACCTTCGACCCGACAGAGATAGAGGAGGATTCGGTGCCTGATATCCCGGCGCAGCCCAAGAGCAAGCGCGGTCAGGTCTACCAGCTGGGAAACCACCGACTCATGTGCGGGGATTCATGCAGCGAGGATGACGTCAAGTTACTGATGAATGGCCTGCAGGGAGACATGGTGTTCACTGACCCACCCTATGGCGTCAGTTACACAGGGCAGTCACGCGATTGGGAGATGATAGAGGGGGATGAAGACCTCGAGGCGATCAGGAATGCACTCCCTGTCCTTCTGCGATACGTAGTGCCAACTGCAACGCTGTACATCTGCTCCGCGAGTAAGTTCTGCCACAACGTCCAACAGATATTCGACGACAACGATGTCTATTTCTCGGTCCCTATCATCTGGAACAAGGGCAGGGCAGGCGTCAGCTGGTACCGCTACCATCCACACTATGAATTGATATACCATGCAGGTGCCGGCGCGAAGCCCACGGGATCACAGAGCGTGTGGTACGGTCCCAACAACGAGACGACCGACTGGGACATAGGCAGGGACACAGGCACCTACGTCCATCCAACGCAGAAGCCGGTTGCACTCAGTGCCCGGGCCATCAAGAACTCCAGCAAGAAGGGCGCGCTGGTCTTGGACATCTTCGGCGGCAGCGGCAGCACTCTCCTGGCAGCAGAGCAGCTCGAGAGGACCTGTCACATGATGGAGATTGACCCGCGCTATGTTGACGTCATCATCCTGAGGTGGGAGAACTACACAGGAAAGAAGGCGGTCCTCCTGGAGGAGGGGGCGCCGGCCTTGGCGGGACAGCAGCAAGAAGACGTTATAGAGCTCAAGGCACTCACCATCAAGGAACCATGGGCCTCAAAGATACTCCGCGGGGAGAAGACAATCGAAACCCGATCGAGACCAACGAAGCACCGCGGCCCACTCGTACTCCACTGTGCACAGACACCGAAGAGCAACCTCAGCGGCAACCTGTTCGCAGTCGTAGACCTACACACCTCGAGGAAGATGAAGAAGGCCGACGAGAAGGCTGCATGCTGCAAGGTGTATAATGGTGCGAACTCATGGGCACTCAAGAACCTCCGGCCTATAACCCCACTGATCAAGGCGAAGGGACAGCAGGGCTTCTTCAAGGTCACCATACCGCGGAGATACCTGGACAGCAACCCCTCCCCAGACCCCTCCCCTGATCAGGTGGTACCGTGACGGGGCGCCCCAAGTTCTCTCCCAAGGCATTCGCGGCGCGATATGCGCCGCTCAGAGCGAAGGGACTCTCCCGCGAGGAGATTGCTGACAAGATGTCTATCTCGACAAAAACGCTCGAGCGCTACCTGGCGAACCCTGATTATGAGAGCATACTGTCCACCAAGACCGAGGATGGAGACAACAAGGACATCGAGAAGGCGAAGGAGAAGTCGACGACCATCATCAGCGCGGCCTACCGGCTGCATGAGAAGGGGATAGCAGACGCGGTGAAGAAGAAGGACTGGAAGGTAGCGCGGGAGATCTCCATCGAAGCGCTGAAGATAGCCAGGACAGAGGCAGACATCAAGCGCGTGGTCAACGCCATATCTGGGCCCACCATCAACATCACCTACAACAACGTCAGCGTGTTCTATGATCGGCTCGATAACATGCAGAAGGACGCGCTCATCAAGGAGGTAGTGAGCCGGGCCATGGAGATGATTAAGACCGGGAAGAGCGTGGAGCATCTAGACGTCCTGGTGCGGTCCCTGGTCCGAGTCACCGTGGACGAGATACATGACAGGAAGCTCGAGCAGTGCCCAGCCTGCGGCCAGAAGTTGCCGAAGGCAGGGGACGTGGTTGACGCAGACTACAAGGTGGTGGACGAGTGAAGTCACAGTGGGGCGAGTGCGAGGCCTGCAGCGGCGTGGGCTTCGGCGGCCCCGAGGATGAGGATGGGCAGTGTCTATTATGCGGTGGCACCGGGAGGCGGAGGATCACAGCAGAGGCAGACCCGAAGGGCACCATGATATTAGAACTGAAATCACATTAAGTAGAGGAGGACAAGAGCATGGCAAAGGACAAGAACAAGATGAAGCTGGGGTGGCGGCTGGTCAACATGGCCGGCACCGTGACGTATGATATCCCTCGAAGAGCAGAGGTCATCGGCCTCGAGGTATATGCCACGACGGTGATGCGGCTGCTGCTGCGTGAGCCATATTACGAGCAAGAGGATGAGGGTATCAGGACCGTGACCCTCCGAATGGTCAAGCTAGGCAGTGAGCTGGACTTCCAGATTAAGCGGTACTTTGGCTGCTACTACCTGGATGGTAATGAGCGTCACATATTCGAGGAGGAGATCTAGATGCAGCAGATGAGAAACAGGAACGCAAGGCGCCGGCACTCGAAGAAGCACCCCAACCGCAACCCGAAGCGGCTGGCTAGAAGGCAGAGGAGGGGAGGCAAGTGAACGAGAGGGAGCCCGAGAGATACCCGAAGCGAGTTATTAGGGTGTGGAGAGTCCGAGAGGGTGAGATACCCATGGGCCAGATAACCAGCATAGACATTCCCCACCTCACTGAGCAAGAGAGGATAGCGAGATATGGTGATGGACGGCTGGAGATAGCCATGTCTGTGAGAGAAGCCGATGGAATGAATAATATCCATGTGGTGACCATTGGACCCACTGAGACTGTGGATGCGGGATACCTCCCTGGTCAGGCGAAGGAGAAGAACCTCGTTGACATTGCTAAGGCTGCTGCGGATGAAGTGCTAGGTCCAGAGCATGACTGTCTCCGCGGAGTAACCGACGAGCAGCTGGCGAAGGAGTTCCAGGAGTCTGTCAATGATGTGAGCAAGATGGACCTGAGTCAGCCCCCGCCAGAATTGAAGCCGCCCTTCCCCGAGAGGAGATATCCCGGCGACGTGCCTCCGGCACCTCTGCCACCGCCGCCTGTGGTGATATGCCCGGAGTGCAAGGGCAAGAAGGTGGTCCCATTGATGGCCGGCGCAGTCCAACTCGGTAGGGTGGGGTGTCATGTTTGCTATGGAGAGGGCGCAGTGCCGCGGCCGCAGTCGAAGCATCTATACCAGTGTGTAAAATGTCCGCAGAGGTGCAGGGAGTGGTTGACAGAGGAGGACGCCAAGAGAGCCGGATGCACAGGGAACATCCCGAAGTTCGAGAAGGTTCAGGATCGAGAGCAGGGCGGAGCTCGGCACCACAAACGGCGCGGCAGCGATGACGAGGTGCTGTAGATGGTTATGAACAACTATGATCATTCAGTGATGAAGGTGATAATCGACGGTGAGGAGAAGCCTGAGATAATCGCAAGCATCCTGGTGGAGACCATGGCGAAGGCCGGCACCACCATAGACGGGCTTTCCAAAGCAATGAATATGGTAACCGAGGGCGTCATGGACGTGGGCATATCCCACCCCGAGCTCGAGCGAATCATCAGAGGGCTATCAACCAGGCGGCAGCGTCGGGAGCGGCGGAGACAGGCCAACTCCGAGCGGATGCAGGCGTTCTATGCTCCCCTGGTGGAGAACATGAGGAGGAGAACAACATGACCAAGGACGACGAGAAGGACAACCGCGTGACCATCAAGGCAGAGACCTCGAAGATGGATATCTCGAATGCCATGGTGGTGGAGAAGAGGGCGGTGGAGATCACTGCAGAGGGAGACGTGAAGACTCTGATCAAGCATGCGAAGGACGCCATCAAGGACCTGTAACAAATCCCCAAAGATTTATAACTCTATCAATATATATATGCTCGGTGATTGGATATGTAATATACATAACGGTCGCCTCAACTAGCGCACCAATGGACACACCACTCAAAAATGTGTCCGGGACCGTAGCATGCTGCGGTCCTTAACGCTTCTTGATATCATGGGTGACACCTCGGGCACCTGACCGTGTCCAGGGGGAGCACGATGTTGACCCTGCCTGCGTTGGCAAGAAACCAGTGCTCCCCTGAATACATTTACATAAGAGCCAGGTGAAAAAAATGACAGGACTATATACGTTTGTGAACATGATGACCGCGGAGCAGGCTTGCCAACTGGGGAGGATGGCAGCAATCAGTGACCTTATTGCAGTGGGCAAGGGTCACCTACTGAACGGGAGGCTAGCATAATGGAAGACGACCAGGACAGACAGCAGAAGCATGACGACCACGATCGCAAGGAGAGGGAGAAGAGGGCAGACCCCGGACCTTCAGATTCAAAGCGTGAGCAGCCAGAAGCGGAGCCTGTGAAGAGGAAGTCCTACAGGTGCAGCATCTGTAAGCAGCCGGGACACAGGGCGCCGGACTGCAAGGAGGCCACTGCAGAGGGCGAAGCAGCTGGGGCAAGGGCGGACGTGATCCTAGCGATGAAGGAGTACTATGGGAACGACTGGAAGATGCTGGCCGAGCTGCTGAACCAGATGTACGTCATCGAGGGGAAGACTAAAATCAAGGTGCAGGGCCTGGTCGATATCATGTACAGGGCGCTCGAGGCGCAGGCAAACGTCAGCGTGGACATCGTGATAAGCACTCCCCTGGGTGAGTACTGATGCGGCTAGAGAACCAGCCAGTGATAATCTACACCCCTAGTGATGCAGACCTCGAGGAGGCCATGAAGATGCTGAAGGAGCAGTCGAGGGATGCGCACCTGATCATACTCCCCAAATCATGCCAGCTGCAATCTATCGGCGTGATATCTGGCAGCTCGAAGAAGAAGATAAGGGTCACGACATCCAGGGCCAGGAAGCCGCGGCAGCCACGCGGCGAGTTCATATTCCTACCTTGCACCTGGAGGACTGCATGATCCTCCTCCGGAGTCAGGATGGGGAGGATGAACTGCGGGTTACAGTTATAGTCAAGAAGACAGATGTTGCCCAGGCACTGATGACTCCGTATGAGATGGAGTACGTGACACAATCCCTCGAGGACGGGTCCACAGACACCGACCTCCTGGGTGCCCTGTCCACGTTATCGAAGGGCCTGGAAGAGTCAGAGCGAGCATTAAGGAGAGAAGCACATGAAGACAATTGAGATAAGCAACGGCCGCAAGGTCGTGTATGATGAGCATGGTGACACGGTGATCATTCCCCAGGGGGACTATACTGGGGATGATATCACTGCAATCATCAAGGCTGTGGGTCACATGCCGAATATAGTGGCCGGAGCGGATGCGGAGTACCTCCATGAGGTGAGCAAGATAGCCAAGGACATCGAGCCAGATGTGATGTCCCTGGAGGACTTCAAGAAGGAGTATGAGGAGAAGATGGGGAAGCCCTTCGAGTCCGACAGGATTCCAGACGATGCGATGGCAGCGGTGGTATGGCACGAGGGTGAGCCGTACTGCAGTCTCTTCATCAAGACCATAGACGTCGACGAGATGGAGCTGCGTGAGTTTGCGAACAAGCGCATGGTGAGGGATCGGGTGGCTGCCGAGATATATAAGCGGAGGAGTGAGCATGGCAAAAACTAAACCACCGAAGGAAACTAAGCCGGCAAAGGTTGAGATATTGGCCATGGGACACTCGCCGAGGGACACCGAGATTCTGATCAACGGCGCAGACATCAGCACAAGCGTGGCCGGTGCAACGCTGAAGATAGGCACTGAGGCCCTGCACCGCCTGGACCTGGACCTGATATATATCAGGGGGAAGTTCACAGCACTGGCGGAGATAGTGCCGCACATCAAACTCCCTGAGGGGCTGGACCAGCTGAAGGCATTGAAGAAGGAGATAGATAAGGCCATCAAAGCACTGAGCTGATTCCGTTGCTTGTCACTGACATCTGGGCTGACGAGAGGCGATGCCGTGAGGACATCGTCCACAACATCCTCACCACATTCGGTGTCAAGGAACTGACGCCGATGCAGACCCGGATACTCAAGGCGATACGGCCAGCGGAGAATGATGGTACCAATCGGGTGGCAGTGGCGTCAAACCATGGGTTCGGCAAGACATTTCTCTCAGCCATGGCAACCCTTGATTTTATGAGCGTGTATGGTCACGATGAGGCAGTGGTGATCACGACGGCGCCGGTGGGGAGGCAATTCAAGAAGCAGCTCTGGCCAGAGGTCAAGAAGTGGGGCAGGCCTGTGGCGGAGCGGTTCGGCTGGAGGTTCATGCCGGACGCTCCGGAGATGAAGACACAGATGGACACTTCGTTTGCGATCGGAATCCCCAGCAAGCACCCTCATGAGTTCGAGGGGTACCATGCAGAGCACCTGATGGTGATAGTGGACGAGGCCAAGGGAGTAGACGACGACATCTTCATCAGTGTCGACGCGCTGCAGCCCGACGTAATCCTCTACACCTCTGTCCCTGCAGGGAGGAACGGCGCGTTCTATGAGGCATTCAATAAGGAGAATTGGGTGACGTTCAGGGTGGACGGCGAGCGATTCAACGAGACCAATGGGGAGCGCGTGAAGATGTCCTGGATAGACTACATGCGGGACGAGTATGGCCCAGAGAGTTCAGTGTACCAAAGGAAGGTGCAGGCCAGGTTCTCGAAGGTCACGGAGTCCAGTTACTTCAATGAGATAGGAATCGACCAGGCAGTAGCGCGGCACCTATCGAGCCAGGGGCGGCCCCGCATGCTGGTGGTGGACTGGGCGAAGGACGTCGACTTCAATGCCCGGGTGACATTCCACGGTCACCGCGTCATGGACATCATCACCGAGCAGCACAGGGACTACATGCAGATCATCGGCGACATCAAGAGGAAGCACGACAAGCACCCCTATGACATCATCATCGCTGACCTGGGCGCAGGCGCTGGGCAGATAGACAGGATGCGGGAGCTTGGGCTGCCGGTGTATGGCTTCAGGATGACAGGCGGGATGAGCGCGTCCTACTCCGAGAAGGAGCGG